TGAAAGCACAACCTACCTGCTACAGTAATACTGTCCACAAAGATGGAATCATACTTCTTCATCATCTCAATCGAGTCGCCATACATTTGCGAAACTCTTTCATATTCCACAACTGAATATGGTTGCTCTGGTGTCAAAGCTGGATTAGGACCACCTAAGAAACATGCAAAATCTCTACATTCTTCCCAAGTTTTTGGTCTAATAACGTCAATAGGCCATCTCTCAATAGCTGCATCACCAGCCTCTAAGTCCATAAACAAAGTAGTATCGGGATCAAGAGTACGGGCAAGAGTTGTCTTACCCACACCACTTTGACCACAAACCACAATCTTATGACCACGCTTTTCTGCTAATCTTTCATCAGCAGTAATAATTTTAAGAGCCATTATTATCCTCCGTAATATCCACAGATGTACCAGTAAGTTCTACAGTTCTGTGCTCTTGTAGTTTTGCTTTAATAGCAGGAGGTGCATTGTTGTACTTACGCTCATCAATGCCATAAGTAATCTTAGCATAGTGCCTTGCATCATCTTGATCCATATCCATCAAAGACTGTGCAAGACCTTCTTGATCCCAAGTAACCTTTTGCCTCAAGCTAACCTTAACTTTATAACCATGCTCATGTAATGTTACAGAGCCATAATCTTTGCCATCATCTGCAAGTTTATTTCTTGCAGTGTTGCCAAACCTAATTGCAAGATCATCATTAAGATGAGCTTGTTTATCCTTTAACGCTTGGATTTGGTTCTTCAAGTCTTCACGATACTTGAACAAATCCTGCAAAGGCATATGTAAAAAATCTAAATCCATAATTATTCCTTTCTCTTTATATAAAATAGACACTAGATACCTGTAACATAGGCACACATAACCTAGTTGTCAATAAGGTTTATTATTTTTTTTTGAAAGAAAGGTAAATATCTATATTGTGTATGGCTTTCATCATCTTCTTTTTTAAACGAAACTCTGGCGTTTGTATGCCTTTTGCATCTTCTACAACCAGTCTTGATAAGCCATCTTCTTCTTCAAGAAGGTATCTAAAATCTGCTATATAATTACAAATCTTAACGTCATTAATACTTAATTCATATTTAATTTGACGCTCTAATTGTGTAACCACACCAGCTCTTTCCATAGCTTTTAACTGACCCCAACGCTCTGCTTCCCATCTACTATCAAACTTTAATCCCATAGCCACAGTTTTTTTTGCGAAATATTTGTTTGGTCTTCGGGTTTTTTTGGGTATAATTGGGTATTTATAAGTCATGGAGGTAGTATAATGGCAGACCCATCAAAGTTCAAGTCAATAGGTATAGATGTTAGCACCTATAATAAATTGAAAATTATATGCGATAAAGAGCGTAGAAACATACGTCAACAAATTGGATTAATGGTTGATAATGAATATGAAAAACATGATATTACAAGCAACGTAAAGACGTTAGGATTAGGTACTCTCGACCGCTCTCATTCTTGAAATTAGGCGATTCGCTCTATTTGTTACCTGTTTGTGCCATCTTGAGTCTTCCATCTGAACGGCACATTCTTGCCAGTCGTTGTTCGCTATTGCAGCACGAAACTTTTTGAATCCACTTAATCTGGGCCTGCCCATATTAAACATCATGTTCGCACAGATTTTTTGAACTTCATCTGGTAAATCATCAAAGTTTTCAAACAATTCCTTACACTCTGATATTGTTGTTTGAATATCTTTTGCAAAAAGTTCGTTAACTCTTTCTTCAGATACCTCTGTGCCAACTGGCTTACCATATTCTTCATCCCACTCATTTATAAGGTGGCCAATTCCTAGCGTGGGTAGGTTAAGGTGGTCGAGGTACACGGACATAACCTTGCCCTCATCAGTAGCTATTTCTTCTCTTAATTCATCTATATTCATCTGTTAAATAATTCTCCAAATTGTTCCATATTAGCAGAAAGTGGTGATTGAGGCTTACGTCTAGCAGCTATTGCTTGGTCTGTAGGATTCAAACCTAATGCAGCACCAACACCTGGACTTGTTACATCTATGCTTCCAACAGCAGTGTTTGGATTTACTGGTTGCACATTTCTAACTTGATTAGTCGTTTGATTTACGATGTTACCAACTGCTTGATTTATGCCACTGCTCTCAGATAACGCTTGTAATTGATTTGACGTATCTTTTACACCCTCTTGAATTGTTTGTGTTGTCGCCTGTCCAGGTCTAAAAGCGTTAGCCACAGCATCTAAAAATACTCTTTGTTGTTCGGCAGTTGGACTAGCAGTGTCGTCTAATTTTTTAGCAGCCTCAACTATTTCCTTCATAGCTTTTTTGCCAGTAAACAGTTGACCTAACACAAACATTTTTGCAATTCTTCCAACATTGTTGAATATGTTTGCTAATATACCTTGAGCAACCAAATCACCTTTTGGAATATTTGATGATATTCTGTTTAATATTTTTCCAAAATCTCTTATGTTTTTTGCTTGACCAGCAGTTTCTCCAACATTAGGAAATACTATGTCTAACTTATTGCTCTTATCTGCTCTTGCAATGTTTTTAGCCAATTGTTTCATACTATCAGCGTTTGTTACTGCACCAACATTATCAAGCATATTTTCTACATAAGTGCCTCTAATAGTTTTTAACTCTGCAGGACTGTCTTTGAAAAACTCCATGACAGCTCTTATGTCGCCACGAGTCGTTCCTGGTGCCATTACAAAATCCACTGCTTCTTCAGGATCAAGTCTGTTTTCTCTTATTTTAGTAAATACACTTCTATCTCTTAATCTTGATGTTTCTTGTAATGTCTTTAATGCACCACCTATGGCGTCAGCAACACCTTGATCTAACCCTTGTGCAACAGCATTTGATAAAACTTCCTCATCAATGTTTGTTAGTTTTAAGTCCTCAAAACCTTTGGCAATTTCCTTTAATCTGTTGTATTCTGCTCTACCATAAAGCTCCACACCAGTTTCACCTAAATCATCTAATGACTTTATAAACTCATTTGGTTTAAAATTAGTTGGTTTAATAGATGCGAAGCCAGTTTTAGTTAAGGCACTCTGCAACCAATCTCTACCCATCTGACCTTTTATTTGATTATATTGCGTGTCATCTAACGCTTTTTTTAATCTCTTTAGACCAGTAGGTGTGCCACCATTACCAATAATTTTTTGAGTTAATCCAGTTAAAGCTCCAGGCCTTGTGATGTCAAAGGCTCCACTTCTCATTTGAGATACTAAATCTTTTGATCCTAAAGACGCGGATATATCATCATATAATTTAGTGCCTTCGCTAAATTGTTTTCTTGCTGTTGGTAACAATTTAGATGCAACTTTAATTTTGTTAAACGCCTCTGAACCTAGTTGTTTAGTAATATCATCTGTCAAAGCGGTAATATTTGTATCCATAAGTAAGTTGTCAACTTTACGAATGGCATCATCCCAAACTTGACTAAGATTTACGGACTTATCAATAATACCTTTTTGTACGACTTCTTCTGGTGTTTTGGGTGCATTTTTTAAATCCCATAGTTTTCTTCTTAATTGATATGCGTCTGTGAAAGAAGCCTTATCGCCTAACCCTCTTAATACTCCAGCTAGTTTTAAACCTACTTTTCCTTCTTCTGTAGCTAATTCACCAGTTCCTGCCTTTAAAAATTTCTTTTCTGTTAAATCTGCAACATCTTTAACAAGATTAGTTGGCAAAATTCTTGCGTCACCAAGGGATGTTTCAATAACTTCATTGATTGTTGCCCATTGTTGAGACATGGTGTTTTCAAAGTTCTTTGCAGATTGTTGTACAAAGTTAAATATATTGTCATCTAATAGTTGATTACGCTCTAAGCCACCTGCTAAATTATCAGCAGACTCTTTAAGAGCAGTCATTATAGATCCATAAGCTTGTGTTTGCTTCTTAGCTAATTCTTTACCAAACTTTTTTTCAAACTCAATAAACAACTCACCAGCTGATTTTTCACTACCTTCTGTCACACCTTGACTTATAAGCTTGTTTAGTTCGCCTATCTCTTTTTCCATAGCTTGTGCTATTTTTTGTGTTCTTGGTGATCCACCTAATACACTCTCTTGTAGTTGTTGGAACTTGGCTGCAATAGGTCTACCTTTTATTTGTGCAATAGTAGGCTCTAAACCTCTTTTAATACCCTCAGCAGTAATTCTTAGATCTTCTTTACTTGCTTCTTGTATAAATTTTTTACCAGATGGAGCTATGGCTCGGTAAGCTAATATAGGTATGCCGAACAACAGTTCTCCAGCCGCAGCTATACCACCTTCTACAGCGGCATCTGTTGCAATTTCTCCAGCAGTTTGTTCGGAAACACCAGCGATGCCCTCTATAGCCTCTTCTACAAGAGAACCGCCACCACCACCGACAAAAGCACCTATCGCACCACCAAGTAATGTTCCAAACCCGGGAGCTATTGTTGATCCAACTGCAGCACCTTTTATTGCACCAGTTATACCAAGACCAAGTTCTGGTATAATGCCTGCTAAATCAGATAGATCGTTTCTGCTAAAACCCTCTTCATCAATAAGAACATTTTTATCTGTTTCAACACCTACTTTTCTAGCACCACTAGGCGTTAATGCTAATCTGCCTCTATTATCTCTTGTGTAATCTTCTCTACTAAAACCTTGTGTAGCAAGTATATTCTCCTCTTCTGCCTTGTTTTCAGCACCTGACAACAACGCTCTTAAGCCTGCGTCTTGGATGCCAGATTCTGTATTAAAGTCTTGTTGTACAAGACTTCTTTGTGATCCAGCTCCAGAATACTTATCCACCAAGTCTTGGAATGACTCTGCTCCTTGTGATGTAGTTTGTGTATTAGATTGACCAAATTGATCACGAATTTTTCGCATTTCTTGTTCGGTAGGTTCATCTCCTTGAATTTGAACTCTTACTATGCCGTCATTTGGTGTTTGAACTCTAATTATTCCCATTAATCTATTGTGTATAAATCACCCTCTGCGTCTTTTGTTTTAGACATACCCTTCTTTTTATTCTTTAAAAATATGCCTTGTGATTCTAAGGTACTATAAGCTGATTCAATATTAGCTCTACCTTTACCAACTATAAGATTAAATATATTACCTAATTTTCTAACAAGTTCTTTTTCATCACCTTGAAGAAAATTAACATCTCCAACAATATCTCTTACTAACTCTCTGTCTCTATCGGAAAGAGTTTTACCAGCTTCTTGTAAAATATCAGATGCGTTTGTTGCTTGTATTCTTGTTAAAATAGTTTTGATTTGTTGAACTGGGTCTGTATCTGGAGCT